CATCGACCAAGAGTTGACACGCAAGAAGAAAGTCTTGATGCAGAAGTCCTATATCGAACTGACTACAGAGAAACAGAAGAAAGGTACACTCACCTACTTCACTCCTAAGTTAGCTTTCGTAAAAGAAGTGAGCATGTCAGACAGCGACAAGTCCCTAATCAAAGACTTCACAAGTACAGTGAAGGGCTTCAACGAAAAGATTATGGGCGACTACACCTCTGCAACTAAGGCTACTTTGTCCGATGCAGATGCCGATATGTCTAAGCGGTTCGGCTAATGCTAGCTCTTGTAGAAATACAGGACTTCCTTCAACAGGCAGGGCGGGGAGAGATTGACTCTTCCCGCTTTGAGTCCCTCATCAAACAGTTTGGTAAAGACTGCGAGGACTCTCTTCGAAAGCAACTGTCACGCAGAGATGGGTATCGTATCCGCATGTCGGGTCTCGGTCGTCCTCTCTGTCAGCAGAAGATGGAGAAGAAGGGTCACAAGCAAGATGTTGCCTACAATGATGTGGTGCGTTTCCTGATTGGGGACTTGGTGGAAGCTGTTGCTATCTTCACCATGAAAGCTGCAGGTGTAAATGTTGTGGATACCCAGCGTTCCTGCGAACTCAATCTGTCAGGCGAGAAGATTAAAGGTACTCTCGATTTGATTATGGATGATGGCGAGGAGAAGGTGTGGGATGTCAAGTCTGCCAGCCCGTGGGCTTTCGATAATAAGTTCGGGGGACGTGGCGGGTACGATGCAATCAAGGACGATGACCCGTTTGGTTATGTCATGCAGGGACACTTGTATGCCGAGTCTGAGAACAAGCCGTTCGGTGGTTGGATTGCAATTAACAAGTCCACAGGTGAGTGGGCATTTGTTGAGGCACCCGAAGACCAAAAAGAAGAACGAGAAGCCTGTTTAAAGGACGCTGAAAGCCGCGTGGATAGCATCCTCAACGACGATACTATAGTCATACCCTTCACGCCTACTGACGAAACCTACAGGCTCAAAGGGGAGATTGTCAAAACCGGAAACAAGCTGATGCCCAAGACGTGTACGTGGTGTTCATTCAAAGAAGAGTGTTGGAAGAACGCAGAGTACGCACCTAAGGTAACATCGAAAGCGAAGTTCCCACCTATGGCGTGGTACACAAAACTGAAGAATAGGCAACTCTGATGCCTGTTCTATATGCAGATACATACCCCTTGAAGCTAGCCCAACTCAATCCGGCTATGCGTGTTGTGTATGTTGAAACCTACGAGGAGAGAGGGGGAGACCCTGCGACGGTGCAAGTCCGTGGCTTGGAGAACTCCCTCCCTCTCACCTTGAGAAACAACTACAGTCCTATGGGTTACTTGATAGCTGACACAGAAGCTAGGGACAAGCCCAAGATTGACACCGAAATCCAAACCATACTTCATCATCTGCGAATGGGTTCACTTGTATGCCTTCCGACAGTACGTATAAACGACGAGTTAAACTACCTAGAAAAGCACACACCAAAGATAGAGCAGTTTCTGATGCAACGTCTGGCAACAGTAAAGGCAGAGTTCGCTTTGCAAATAACATGAGAAACACCAAGTATAGGTCTGCCTTCGAGATTAACGTTGCTAGGTCACTAGCAGATAGAGGCGTGTCCTTCGAGTATGAGCAGAAGAAACTACCCTACGTTCCGAAGCCTAGGGTGTACACACCAGACTTTCACCTGTTGGAAGCTGACATCTTTGTTGAGGCCAAAGGCTACATGGATAAGGGTGACCGCGTTAAGATGATACTGGTGAAGAAACAATATCCCGACCTTGACATACGGTTCCTGTTCTTAAATGCAAAGAACAAGATATACAAGGGAAGCAAAACCACCTATGCTGCGTGGGCTGATAAGCACGGGTTTATATGGGCAGAGAAATACATACCTGAGGAGTGGTTGAAGAATGACAGATAAGATAGACGATTTAGAAATGCAGATGGAAAAGGCGAGTCTTCTTCAAGACAAGTTCTATCTCATACTGAGTAACTCTGATGAAGACAGCTTTGGTATGACAGCCTATGACACCACGAATGAGGACGAGTTTTCTGACGGTGAGATTCCTGCAGGTATGGTGGTTCTGAGTGGTATGATTGAGCTTTTGGAAAATGACTTTGATAGGGTATGGGATGCAGGTATGGCTCGTCTTAGCTTTGTATCTATGGCACAGGCGTTCTCTGCCGAGGTAGACAGCGAAGAAGCCCAGAGCATCACCGACAAGGTTCTTGCTCGTGAAGATAACATAGTAAAAGTAGATTTTGGAGAGACACAATGAAGGACCAGTGGAGCATGAACTACTATCAGAAGGAAGCAGTGAAGACTGCCATCTATCCTGATAGGCACAAGATGACTTACCCTGCGTTGGGACTAGCAGGTGAAGCTGGCGAGATTGCCAACAAGGTAAAGAAGTTCATTCGAGATGGCTACGATGTCGAGCAGTTCGAGCAGAAGAAGATGGAGCTTGCCGCAGAGATTGGCGACGTGTTATGGTATTGTGCGGCACTGTCTCGTGACATAGGCTTTGACCTACAACATGTCGCCCAGTACAACATCAACAAGCTACAAGACCGAGCGAGACGCGGCAAGATTAGCGGAGACGGGGACGAGAGATGATGGACCAGATACGCCACGAAGAGTACATGAAGCGGCAGATGCAGGAACTCAACGAAGCAGGAAGGAAGCACGAACATGCTGACATGGTCAACAAACCGCCACACTACAATCAGGCAGGTATCGAGTGCATTGAGGCAATCAAGGCGGCAACAGGTACGGGCTACAAGTCCTATCTCCAAGGAAACATTATCAAGTACCTATGGAGACACGAGTACAAAAACGGAGTCGAGGACCTCAAGAAAGCCCACTGGTACCTCGAAAGACTAATCAAGGAAGTGTCGCCATGAACTGCTGGCACTGTGGTACAGAATTGATATGGGGCGGCGACCACGACATAGACCATGAAGATGAGTCGTACTCCATGATAACAAACTTGTCCTGCCCGAACTGTGGCAGTGATGTAAACGTATATTACCCGAAGGAAGGGAACAAAGAAGATGAGTAACCTACTACCCACTGCCTATCAGCAGTTCATTCACAAGTCCAGATATGCACGTTGGATAGAAGATGACCAGCGCAGAGAGAACTGGGACGAGACCGTATCTCGGTATGTCAACTTTATGAAAGAACACGTTTTTAGCAAACTAGCTCACAAACTAGGTGATTCTGACGTAGCTGAGATAGAACAGAGCATACTAAGTCAGGATGTCATGCCCTCTATGCGGGCTATGATGACAGCAGGAGAGGCCCTTGAGCGAGATAACGTGGCTGGATTTAATTGTAGTTATATCCCTGTGGATAGCCCCCGTAGTTTTGATGAGTGTATGTATATACTTATGTGTGGAACAGGAGTCGGATTCTCAGTAGAACGTGAGAACGTGGATAAGATGCCTGTCGTGTCTGACAACTTTCACAAGACGGATACTGTCATCAAAGTAGGCGACAGCAAGCCCGGATGGGCCAAGGCATACCGCGAACTCGTTGCGCTGTTGTATGCAGGGCAGATACCCCAGATTGATATGTCTGCTGTGAGAGCGGCAGGAGAACGCCTCAAGGTTATGGGCGGCAGAGCATCAGGTCCACAGCCTCTTCAGGAGTTGTTCTCTTTTACCATAGAGACATTCAAGAAGGCGGCAGGACGTAAGCTGTTTCCTATCGAGTGCCACGACCTGATGTGTAAGGTGGGCGAGATTGTGGTTGTTGGCGGTGTACGTCGGTCAGCCTTGATATCTCTCAGCAACCTCAATGATGACCAGATGGCACACGCCAAGTCTGGTATGTGGTGGGAGAACGAGGGACAACGTGCGTTGGCTAACAACTCTGTAGCCTACAAGGGTAAGCCTGAGATGGGTACCTTCTTGCGTGAATGGCTTGCCTTGTACGACAGCAAGTCTGGTGAGCGGGGTATCTTCAATCGTGATGCGGCAGACAAGCAGGTTGCTCGTAATGGCAGACGTGAGACAGGACACATGTGGGGAACCAACCCGTGTTCCGAAATCATCCTACGCCCGTATCAGTTCTGTAATCTATCAGAAGTCATGGTTCGTGAATCAGACGACCTTGAGAGCCTGAAGCGCAAGGTACGTGTGGCTACAATCATCGGCACCATGCAGTCCACCCTAACCAACTTCAAGTACCTGAGGAAGATATGGAAAGACAACACAGAAGAAGAACGCTTGTTGGGCGTATCCTTGACTGGTATCATGGACCATCCAGTTCTGTCGAAGAACGCAGACAGCAAGCGTTGGCTAGAAGAGATGCGTCAGGTAGCCGTGGATACCAACGAGGAGTTTGCCCAGATGCTTGGAATCCCTCGTTCCGCTGCAATCACCTGTGTAAAGCCGTCGGGTACTGTGTCGCAACTAACAGACACCGCTAGTGGTATTCACGCACGTCACAATGATTACTACATCCGCACAGTACGTGGAGACAACAAAGACCCGTTGACGCAATTCCTTATCGAACAAGGAATACACAACGAGCCTGACGTGATGAAACCGGACAGCACAACTGTCTTTAGTTTTGCGATGAAGTCCCCACAAGGGGCTGTTACTCGTACACAGATGACTGCTATCGACCAGCTAGAACTGTGGAAAACATACGCCATACATTGGTGTGAACACAAGCCATCTGTGACTATCTCTGTCAAAGAGGAAGAGTGGATGGAAGTGGGTGCGTGGGTGTATGAGAACTTCGAGGTTGCCTCTGGTGTGTCATTCTTGCCACACAGTGACCACACGTATCAGCAGGCTCCCTATCAGGACATCAACGTTGATGAGTACACTGAGTGGAAGCTACAGTATGGTGAGGTCAGCATCGACTGGAACAAGCTCACTGAGTTTGAAAAAGAAGACAACACCACGGGTTCCCGCGAACTGGCTTGTACGGCTGGTGTGTGTGAAGTTGTAGACTTGACAGCCGCATGATAGATGGCGTAGACTGGCCTAACTGGTGGCAGTGGTGGCTCTTAGGGGCTATCACTGTCAACACCCTAATCAACGTAACAGTCTTCTTTGTAGGACGTAAATTTAAAAGAAGTAAGTAGATGGACAAACAAAAAAACACCGTGACTATCAACGATGTTGAGTACAATGTCGATGACCTAGACGAAACACAGAAGTACATCGTGCTTCAGATACGTGACATACGCTCTAAGATATCAGAGCATAACTTCAGG